GTTTGATTAGCCATTTACTAACTCCCTAAGTAAAGATTTAATTTCATCAAGTTCTTGTCTAAGAGTTGAAATATCTCTTTCAATATTTTCAGTCTTTTGATGCTCTTGATTTTTTGCTTTACGTTGTGCAACGTATTTTTGATAGTCTAGAGAGTTCGTATTTAAAATAGAACCTGTGCTAGGATCTCTTACAAGATCGCTATTATCTTTTACTTTTTGATAATTCATTTACGCTAAAGCAATAACTCTAAGATCTTTTATTCGAGGAACATAGACCTGATTTGTGGAAGTAAGAACAATCTTAATCCTATAAGATCTAAATCCGGGTAATTGATCAGCAGTGAAAGTATAATCTTTAAACTGTATGTCTTGCGAATTAAACCCATATGTATTTGTGTTTGGAACTAACTTATCAGATGATCCATCATTATCTTGAACAGATATTACTTCACCTCTATCATTTAAGTTTGCATATCCGGGGAAAGGTATAAAAATAGGATCGAATCCGGGTTTGTCATTAATTGCATAGAACGCTCTAATATCAGAGTTTTTATTAATGTGAGCAGCAACTAACACTTTTAATGATGATGCACCATTTTCTAATTGTATTTCTTTAGAAACATATTGACACGCAGTTGGATCAGTAAAGAGTCCATTAACTCTTTCATCTGTTGCATAATTTGTAATTACATTATTAACTCTGTTTGAAGTGAAAATCGCACTTATCCTCTGACCATCAATCACTGGGCTTACACGAGAATCAGTTGTACCAAGTCTTAATCTTAAATTAAATGATTTATTACCGGGTAGATTTGTTAGATTAGTGTCAGCATTTACTTTAGAGGATACAAGTCTAGCAGTGTCTAGATAATTAGTTTGATTTATAGAAACATTTTCATAACCAACATCAATCCATGGTATTTCTCCACCACTTAAACTACTTGAGGTAACAGACCTCATCTCTCCTTGAATATTTGTTCCGGGAACTGCAACTTCTCCAACTAGTGGTGTTATTAATTCAAAAGGTATATTTTGTGTCGCTCTTACATTAAATCCACCAGTTGATTTTGTATCATTGATAAAGAGTTTTGCATATCCACTATCAACAGCTCTACTAACATTTGATGTATTAGAACCAACACTTAGTATTTCAGACATATCCAATTTAACATGATATGAATCAAATGTAATCGGATTTGCAACTGTGACATCGGATAAATTATGAGTTTTATTAATTCTCTTCAAATTAACTCCACCAAGTTCATACTTATAAACAGGAGTTCCAACAGGGTAAGATGTTGCGTTCGCTCCTCTAGTTATCTCTCCACCAATTGTATTACTAGAAACATTAGTATATTCAATAATTTCTTCACCAATTTTAAGGAATCCAGCATTTGTAGTTCCAACACCAACTTGCTCAAATGTTGAGAATTCTGATGCATTTTGAACTGATATGGTTGCAGTTGATCCAACATCATACGCTGCTGTTAGTTTTGTTGGTCTAACATCTGATACAGCATCATATATGATAACTTGATTATTATTAAAATACATTCCATGATTTTTATGATCAACTTTAATATGTAAACCATCAGTTTCCGTTACTACTTCATCAAGTTGAACTCCACCACCATTTGCAAAATTTAACTCTGTTGTAATACCTGCACTATTACCAAAGGTCATTGTATAACCAGCACCAGTTTGGAATGTTCCTTGAACACTATCAACAATTAATTGACTTGTACTTCCAACACCAGCGATAGTTAATCTTGCATTTGAACCAACATTTTTAAATGGGCCAGATCCAAGAGTATCAATACCAACCACATCACCAATCTGATATCCAGCACCACCTCCACTACCTGTGGTAATAGTCGCACCAGAGGCAACAATAACACCATTTCCAATAGTGATGTCAGCAGTTGCACCAGATCCGTTACCAGTAATTGTTACTAGATTTACACCACTATATGTTAATTGTCCACTAGATGGTGTATACCCAATTCCGGGATTTAGTATGTCAAGATTACCAGTCGCAGTTCCTGCAGTTCCAACTAAATTAGCAGAGGCCAATGATTCTGTTTGTGTTATGGTATTACCAAATCTTAAATCAGCATCTGCAATACCAGTATCTAATGACAATCTTTGTTTTCTAGAAATAATATTTAAAGGATTTGGTAACAATTTAGGTATTTGATTATTACCCTTTGTCAATTCTGGATTATATGTTTCCACAGTTCCATTTTCTAGGAAGTCTGCTCTATATAAAGTAAACTTAAGATCCTCCCACTGACTTGGTTCCCATGTAGATGCGTTCTGTGATTTAAATAGAGATCCTAAGTAAGGTTGGTTAGAAATATAAGTTTGCGATAATAAATCATTTTCACCAATCCTTGAAATATAAACACTATATTTTGTGGAGTTAGATGCTAATGCAATTGCATATTCTTGTCCGGGTTCACAATATACAGGTGCTTTAAATGTTATTGTGGTTGCAACAGAACCATCAGCAGAAATTTGTATTTCATCTGGACTTAAAACTATTTCAGAGAATGGAAGAATATGTTGTGTTGGGAATCCATTTTTCATACTCCTTAATTGGAATACTAATGGAACATCATTATCATCTTTTGATCTAAAGAAAACATCACAACTGGTTAAAAATACACCAGTAGAATCCTCAACTAAAAATGATTGTGCAAGTGGGTCATACCAACCAATTAAAACATTTTCTCTAACTGTTTCACTTATAGTTTCAGTCCCAACAAGTTCAGTTCCAAGATCTCTGTTAACATTTCTTTCTTGGAATTGTTGTCTTTCTTCAACTCTTGCATTTCTAACGGAAACAATATTTTCCTGAACAGTTTCAAGTGTTCCTGAAGATGTAAATGTTTCATCTGTTAAAGTTGTAGCGTTATCAGGATTATTATTTTCATCATTTGTAAGGCTGAAAACTTTTGTACCTGTTTGGAATTTAGGGTGATTTAAATTATTTGGATTTGGAATATAAAAACTACCAATACAATCTGCTGCTAAATCAGTTATCAATCTTACGTCGCTGATAGTTGCTTGAGCACCACTTGTTCTACCTGTAAGTTTCATTCCAGTTTGAACCCAACCAAAAAACTCACCTTGAGCTTCTTGAGATAAAGAATAAGTATCTATATTTAAAATAGTTGATGTAGACGAATATGATCCTCCTAATGGTCTATTATCATAAGGATCTTCCACATAAGTTTTAGTCGGTAAATTGTATGCACCTTCTTTATGATTTTGTTGTGCTACTCTAAATGTTATTGCAGCAGTTGAGTCTGTATTTTCTACACCTAATCCTGTTTGAATCACTTGACCAATAACTGTTTCTCCAACTTCAAAAGTTCCAGTGTCCATGGTAACTTCTAACAGTTTTGGAACACAATACTTAGTTACATCTTCACCATCAAAGAATCCGTACGTCCTTGTTAAAGGTTTCATACGTTTAGCACTAAATTCAATATTTCTTGATCTCATAAATGCAATAAGATCTCGACTAACAACACGATCTCCAACAGATGTTTGATCAAACTGCTCTGTTATAGAAATTTGAGTACCACTTCTATTTTCTACTCCTGTTTCTGTGACTTGTTGAAATGTATCTTCCACAACTCTATCAGTTAAAGTTCCGTAAACTTCAATACCCTTTCCACCATATATGACACCTTTCCAACCCTCATTATTAATTTCTCTTCTTACTTTTGTTTCAGTAACATCTTTTCCAGTCCATGTAGTTTCCCAAGAATTCCAAAGTATGGGCCCTAATCCAGTTTGTGGATCAACTCCATCATTTTGTGCAGCAGCTGCCATAGTTGCTTGGTAGTCTCCTTCTACATCAATTACTTTTGCCTCTAATCTTGCTGTATCAACCCATGTATCTGAAGCAGGAGTTAACTCCATACTTCCTTGCCAGAAACTAATCAAGAAAGGTGTTACACTTTCAGATCTGGTTGCAAATGTTTGTTTAATATATTCTACTTCAGAGTAATCAAGAGTTACTACATCATTATTTTTTCTTACATTTGTTCCTTCAATTTCAGAAAAGTTTTTATCTTCAGATGCGTCAACATTAACCACAGGGCCAAATATTAAATCAATAGAATTAGTATAGTGTCTAGGTCTTAATTCTTTATTAAGTGGATCAATACTATTATTAATAGTGTGACGACTTTCTTGTGGTTGGAAAGAACTAAAGTTATCTACATAGAAACCTGACTTAAATCTGTTTAATCCATCACCATCAGGAACAAATAAATTAGATGTATTGGTTTCCAATAAAGATAAAGCAGTGTAATATTCAAGACCTTTAAGTCTATCTTCAAGTTTTTTGATATCAATCATTCGATATCTTTTATATTCCATGAATTGTAATGAGGCCTCTTCGGGAACATACAAGTATGGTGGAAGAGTAACCGTTGCAATTTCTATTGCTTCTTCAACATGAACAGGTCTTTCTGGATTGTCAGCTGGTTGTCCATATTTAACTTGAAATACTCCAGTTTTAGTTAAGAAAATTCTATCTATTCTTCCTTGATAGTATGAAAATGTTGTTAAAATATCCTCATCAGATGCAAGAATATTTGCAGAAGAATTTCCAGATGCATTAAAGGATCTTCCAAAAAATTCAAGAGGAGATCTAGAACCTTCAGTATTAGTAAATTCAGAAACTCTTGGTCTTATGTCGATAATATCGGTATTTCTAATATTATTAATTGATTTAATTTCAGTTCTATAGTTAAAATTATCGTATGAATTTACAGTTGTAATATCTCCATCATCAGTAGATTCAAAAAATCCATTAGAGAAATATACTTTTAATTTTTTCTTTGGAGTATCTGCATCTGGTTTTCTTTTAATTCTACCAACATCGTACATGGTCTGATCTTGACCTGTTCCAAATCTAAAATTATCACTGATATCAAAACTAGGAGTTGTTAAAGTTACTATCTGTGCATTTATTTTAGATTCTGTAGATATAATTGTTTCACCTTCTACAAATCTATTATCATTTTTATAAAGATATGCAATTTGACTTGCAGAGTTTGCAACTTTCTCTGCTACTATTGCAATTGCACCACTTGTTTGACCTATTATTTCTTCACCAATAATATATTCAGATGTAGTTGTAGAATTACTTGTAATTGAAGTTAGAGTTACCTTTGGTGCAGATAAAGTTCCACTTGAGTCGGCATCAGACGCTTCAAAAACTGCGTGGATTTGAATAATATCAGGGGTGTTAAGTGATATTTCTTCATCTTGAACTCTAGTCCCGAAGGGATAATTACCAAAAGTTAATCCATCGTTTAAAGTTGTGCTACCGGTTCCAGATGCCTTATTTCTTGACTTATCAATAACAATACTATTAACACGATTTAAAACTTTAACCTTTGCTGTTGGTTTAATTTTTTCTAATGTGGCTATAAGAGTTGCTTTTTCTGCAACTGTTGCTGAATTATTATCTGCTAAATTAACTGCTTGAAATGTTTTACCAGTGGTGGCAATCACTACTCTATCAGATGTAAGAACTTCAGTGCTACCATTTTCTCTAACTAAAGAATATCTCTCTTCATCAAATGGTAAGAATGATTCATTATCTCCTGCAGTTGGAGTAGTTGCTGCGGTGATTTGATTATTAAGAATCTGAACATCAAAAGTTTTTCTGATTGTGATTACAGAATCTGTTAAATCTACATTAGATATGTTTGGTTTTGGTAATCTTGTAAATAAAGTATTATCTGAAGATGCTTGTAATGCAGTTTGAAGAACTTTTAAGTCACTTACAGTTTTAAGAGCACTAATACCAGCTGCATCATTTGCGATATCAGCATTAATTCCAGCTACAGCAGTAACAGTTGTAACTGTAACGTTATTATTTGTCCCATCTATTGCAGTAATTCTACCAAAAACTGGATCTGCTACGTCTCCAGTATAAGAAACTAAATTACCAATTGTTGAAAGTCCAACGAGATTTGGATTTGCACTTGTTATTGTTGATATACCACCAGAATATGTGGTGATTCCTGCAACACCAACACCAAATTTAGTGGATGGTATAGCATTAGCACTAAATGTATTAATACCAATAGTGCTGTCTAGTGATCCATATATTGATTTAACATCTGATATTGATTTAGTATCAATTGATTTTATAACTGCAGTTCCATATGCATTATCACGAGAACCTAAAAAATTAAGTTTTTCATTTGGAATAAAACTTCCGTTGGTTTCATAAACTGTTACAGCTGTTCCAGCAGTTACTGCATCCTTTAAAAATGCAGTTGCACCACTACTTTGACCTTTAACAAAAGTAGGAATAGTTAAAGTTTGTGCTACATTAACTGTAAGATTAGTGACCATCTGCACATCATATAAAGATATATCCCATTCATTTAAATCTGAATTAGAGGTATCATATGATCCAGACTCCATTGCAAAGTCATATACTCTTGCTACACCAATTTCGTTTCCTTGTGCTTGAGTTTGAGTAGTTCCGACTCTTTGATCTCTCAAAGTAACGACATAGGTATTACCGATTCCAACTGTAGGATTACCAAATGATCTGTTTAATCTTAAAGTTGGGCCAGTATTATAAATTATTTTTTGATCTTCTTTAGTTGCAATAGTTCTTGGTTTTGGTGCATCTAAAAATGTAGGAGCAATAGTCTCTACTTCATATCCTCTTACATATGCTTTACCGGGTGATACTTTATATAAACTTAGATTATCCGTTGGGGTCTCTCCACCATAAGTAAATTGACCTGCTTGAAAAACTCCTCTATTACCTTTGTTATCATTTAATGAATTTAAAACAGTAACATCAAAAGGTTTTACATAATAATCTCCAGACTCGTCATATGTTCTACGAGCCATTTCATCTCCGATCTGACTATAATTTGCATTTCTTTGTATCGAACGAAGAGTTCCACTTTCAATAGTTGCTAATTCAACAAAATTATTGTCATCAAAATCAGTTAATGATTTTTTGAATAGATTAACTGTAATTTTAAGTCTATCTGCACCCGGTGCTGAGAAATTATTATATCCTTGAGAATTATCATTTAAACTTTCATCTAAATCCGCATTTATAATTTGTTCATTAACAAATAATCCAACTCTATAACTTGGAGAACTTCCATATTGATCTAATATAAGAGTTTCTGTAGCAACATTTACAAAGTTTCCACGAATAAAATATATACCATCTTGAATTTGGAAGGATGATCCTGTTTGAGCAGCAGCAGTTGCAAAAGTTACTGCAAAAGAATCTCCGGGTGCTATTGAATTATTTCCAAGTAGTCCAGAGGTAATAGTTGTATCACATGATAATTCTTCACCATCACTAAAAGTTTGAGTTGAATTATTTGTTGTGCTGGAATTTAAGTAATTTATATAAAGAGTTGTATTTCCCTTTTCAGAATCTGCAGCTTTTAATACCTTATCAACGACTGCCTTCACACCAGAATTTTTACCTGTAATTGTTGTTCCAATTAATTGATCTGTATACTCTTCAATTGGAATACCTTGAAAATTACTATTTAATTGAACGCAAAAATATAATTGACTATAACCAATATTTCCGGGAATAACTTTAGATCCCTCTTTAAAAAAGTGTTGACCAAATTTTTCAATTTGATTTTGCAGTATAGATTGAAGAGTTGATAACTCCCTTGCTTGCACCGGATATCCGGGTTTAAATAAAACCTTGTGGAAATCTTTACCCGATTCAAAATCATCAAAATATGGGGCGACGTTTAGATTAGTTTGCTGTGGCATGATTTTTTAGAACTGCAAAATGACTTTTATGTCTTCTTTTTGGTTAGATGATCTAGTAATAGATGGTCTATTATCAACGTAAATAATTTTACCTGAGTATTTTTTAGCCTCTGGAGTGGATATACCGTCAGTAAATGTCTGACCAAGGTAATACGTCCTATTATTTATTACTGTTGACACACCTGTATAGGAAGTGTTTATTGCTAAATTAGAACCACTTGATGGAACAATGGTTAAACTACCACCTGATGCTGGAGTGCTTGTAAATTCAACTTGATCATAACCATAAGTTGGGTTAGTGATAGCAGCACCAACAGTATTAAATCCTGCTAAAGTTCTATCTTGCCATAACTTCAAAACACCAGTTGTTTGATCATAATTAACAACTCTTGCTACAGCTGTTGATCCAGTGGCAACAGTTTGAGTAACAAAAGAATCAGCAGTAAATGTTGCTGTACTGTAACCAGCACCAGTCAATCTTAATGCTTGTAATGCACTTGCTTTATCTAAAGATAAGTTTGCGGTAGATCCATATGCTTTTGGATTTTCTATAATACCAACTCTTGCAATTTGGTTACCAGTTATAAAGTCTGGGTTTTCAATATCATTTTCAATTCTTGAATATAAAAGAACGTTAAAGGCACCAAGTTCACTATAGATATCTTTTCCATGTCCACCCGGAGGGGACATGATAACATTAAATGTAGGTCTTGTAGATCCTGTGGGAACTCCACCATTTACAAGGTCAATATTACCAAAAGTATAACCAGATCCTTGATTAGAGACTGTAACACTTTCAACTTGTTGATCATTGTTGACAACAATGGTACACTCTGCTCCTGTTCCATCACCCTTGATTGGAACTCTACTATAAGTTCTATTAGCAGTTCCAACACCAACACCACGATCAGTGATAGTTACTATTTTAATTGATCCATCAACTGCATTATCTCTAACTGCTTGATCATCAGTATTAGTTTCC